CTAAGGCTTTGCCGAGCGTAGTCTTTCCTATACCGTTCTTTCCAATAATGGCGGTAACCTCTCCTGCGTGTCCATCAAACGAAAGGGTTTTGATAAGTTCTGGGAGGACAATTGGTCGGGCATGGTTCCAGCTGGCACGCAGGCTAAGAAGTCGTTAGAGGGCTACCAGGCAACGACCACGGGCGAAAGCCGTAACTCTAAGGGCAAGCTCCGATACCTACAGGATATGGACCAGAATAGTGTAATAAACGCTACAATCTTTGGGCAATACACCACAGAGGCTGGTCGAAAGTGGGTTAAAGAGGGCTTCCCGACGCTGTCTGACAGTCGAGCTGAAAAGGTTGACAAACAAAAGACGCGCGAGCTTAAAGAGAAATACTACGACTTTTACTCGGCCATCGGCAAGGTTAAGGGTCGCAAGGACGCCTATGAGGAGGTTAAAAACGCCGCAATCATGGGAGACGAAAACCGAGCTCAGCGAGTTGCCAAAGAGTACAACGACAAGGTGCATGACGCACTGTCCGCCTATTACTCAAAGCACGAGGAGCTCCCTAGCAAGCTAAAAAAAGAACTCTCGCAGCGGATATTCATTAACGCTAGTCGGGCAGGTAAACACAGACGCAGAAAGAAAGACGAGGACGAAGATGAGTAAACATATTAACCTCAGGGCCACCCACGCACTCCTATGGAGATTGCATATTGGTGTGGCCGCCGCCTCGTTTGTTAGCGGCTTAAGTATATTGCTGTATCCCAGGAAGTTTATGGTCAATGCAGCATGCACCCTATTGCCGTACTGGCTGACTGGACTACTCTGGTTGCTGTGCGGGGTTATGGTTGCTGGCGCTCTAGCCAGATGGTCGTATAAAACCGCCCGCCTGGGCGTCGGCCTGGCCGCGGTCCTTTATGGGCTTATGGGGACTGGAATGCTGACAGACCTGCTGTTTAGTGACGGACCCCCAGCGCCGCTATCGACAATAATAGCACACTATATACTTGCTTTTGGAGCGTTCTTTATTCTACTTGAGCCACCGATAAACCCAGAAACGGCAATTAGAAACAAAAATAAGAACAAGGAATAGGGGTGATTGAAGCAGTAAAATTAGACATTGCAGCGGTTATCACCGCTATATCTCTGGTTATCACAGCAGCAGCCACATTTATTGTTGCGTTCAGAGATAAAAAACCTAGTGAGGAAGCAGCCGACAAAGCGGTGTCTGTGACGCAAATTCATGAGACCGATAAAAAGGTTGAGACACTAATCCAACAGGTTGACTTTCTATTCGACGAGATTAGCAAGCTCCGCACCGAAAAGGATAGTCTCGAGCGTCAGATTGTAGCCCTCACCAATGACCTTAATAGAGAGCGTGAGGACCATAACAGAACAAAGTCCAGACTTGATGCTCTGTTGGTTGAGCTAGACAAGAAAAATAAAAGAATTGCAGCCCTAGAATATGAGCTGTCTAAAATAAAGGAGAACAATAATGGCATTTAGTTGGGAAACACAATGGAACAGCCCAAACTATACAGCAGCAGCAAATGTATATGCGACATGGGGCCGACCGCGGACAATTGAAGCTATCGCTATCCATTGGTGGGGAGACCCAGGTAACAACCCGTCGTACGAGGGGGTCGTTAATTATCTCTGCCGCCCAAATGGAAATAGTTCAGCACATATTGTAGCAACGGGTACAGGGCGACGTGCCGCTTGTATCATAGATTTAGAGGACGCATCGTGGGCCACCAACTCTGCAAACCCATACACAATCTCGATTGAATGCGACCCTCGGTGTCGTGATGAAGATTATGATGTTGTCGCTGAGGTTATAGCTCAACTGCGTAGTATCTACGGATACCTACCGTTAGTTCCTCATAGGCAGTTTGTGTCTACAAGTTGTCCAGGTAATTATGACCTCGACCGTCTTGAGCGAATTGCGGCAACCAAAGAGGTCAGCAAAGATGACGATTGGGGTAATGTCCGTGATAAGGTTGCTCCAGCACCCGCAAAGCCAACCTGGGTTGCGATGGAGAACCCGCGCCATCTAAGGGCCACAGCAGACCTATATGTCTATGACCTTGTTAATAAGAGAAATGTCGGCGCGGTGATTAAAAAGGGAACTGATATCGACTTCCGAACCAAGGCGGTGTGGGAGGGCAAGACCTACCTGCGCAGCAAATCGTCAACTGACGGTGGCCGGGACTGGGGTATTGCATCAGACGCTCTTAGCGAAGTTCCCGCTCCAGCGCCAGAGAAAGACAAGAAACCAGAGGTGATGCCTCCACAAGCTCATGAGAAGCCCTCTGAGGGGTCTTTGGATAAAGACACTACAACTCTACTACAAGACATTAAAAAGCTGTTACAGGAGCTTACACGGCTTCTGAGGGGCATATTTAAAATAGGAGACAAATAATGGAATCAATATTATCACTTGCTGTTATTGCGTTAGTAAAACTCGGACAGGAACTGAACGAGAAGCATTGGGACAAGGTGGGACTTATCCTGCTGGCCGCTCTGGGTGGCGGAGCTATAGGCTTTGTAACTGGTGGCGTTGACGGCATCGCCGAGGGCGTGTTCAAGATTGGGCTTGTTGGCTCAGGACTTATTACAGCCGCTGGTGTTGCTGGCAAAAAAGCTGGAGAATATCGCCAGAGCTAATTTAAGGCATAAAATAAAGACCTCACAATTAAGTGGGGTCTTATTTTTATATCTCACATTTCACCGCTCTTAGTTTTAGTTTTCCAACATTTTTCACACCACAGAGCAGACTCCTCCTTGCCCACAGCCCCAAACACCCCACCTCCTGGCTCTACAAGAGTTAAACAGCTTTTACAAATATGATGCTTGATAATGTTTTCAGACTTTTGTCTGATGTAGCTGTCGAGTTGTTCTCTACATTGGTCTAGTCGCATTTTTTCTAGCCCTATAGTGGACTTGCACTGCTCGAAAGCTATTTTCATCTCTTCAAGATATTTTGTTCGGACAACCGTAATCGGCAACCTAATCCTGATATTCATTTTTTCAGCCCCAAGCGTTCAGGGTTTTTGTGAATATTACCCAGGACGTTGTTTAAATCGCGAGACATATCTGCCTCCATATATTTACCGTCTTTACCGACCATTACAAAGCAAGAATGTTCGACCACCCCAACACCTAAATCCTCACAAAATTGGTCATCATACAGGGTTACAATGTCGCCTTCATAAACAGGTATGCAAGCCTCTACCTCGTGTCCTATATACTGCTCAATTTCTAACCGCCCCTTAATCGGAATTGGCTCATTGTCGCCCTCAAGCTTTGCCGATACGAGCTTGTCACCTTGCCAATGTAAGGACACTACTTTGCGCATTCTTTTTTCTAGGTTGTCCCAGGCTCTAAATTTTAATTCTCGCATACATCAACTCCTAACTCCGCCACGCCAATTCGCTCTAGTACCATCTCGCTTGCCATAACGAAAATATAGGCAGTGCTGACACTAGCTGCTTCGGGAATCGGTATGCCAATCAGATACTTTGTGTCATTCTCGAGCTCTTTAATCTCACTCACAATTCCCAAAGCACCACACCATTTGTGGTTTTCGTTGAATTGAACAACATCATTGACTTTTAGTTTTGTCATAGCACGTCCTCCGCCTTGATAACCTCTGCATCACCAACCTCATCATCTGACGCCTCTAACGAGCCCCCGACATTATAATCCCAAATCTCGTCAAAATTGATGGTTGCGACGTTTGGCCCCTCTTGGATATATTTATTAGCAGCCTCTTCAGCTCCTCGATACGCTGTTTGGAGTTCTCTCCGCCGCGTTTCTCCGCGTCCGTTATTGTGTTGTCTAGCTCTTTCTGGCTAATGAGTCTATAACCCTTAATAAGTCTCACGTCTGTCTCCCCTCGTAGAATTCTCTTACTAATTTTGTTAACTGTTCTGCCCTGGCGCGCCTGTCGCCCATCGGATTAAACACGAATGCCACACTAGAGTATTTAACACTACGTTCACCATTGGGTGTTATAAAACGCCCAAATTCGCTCTTGCTCCTCTTGGTGCCCCAGCTATGTTTCTTGTAAACTACAAGCTCTACCCCGCCTTTGGCCGCTCTTGCGCACACATCGCCAGGGCGTAGAACCTGACCATATTTATCGTATCTATCAAAACTCAACATACTCCATTATCCTCCTATACCAGTCTGGCATCCAGAGCCTCATCTCCTCCAGTGTCACGTCATACTTGATACTGTTAATTCTGTCTATACACCAAACAATATTTCCCTTGACGTACCCTTTTTCTGGTATAATCTTATCTACACTCGGTGCTAATCTTCTATTTGGTATTTTCTTATACTCGTAGAATACTAACGGTTCGTCAGTGTAGAAGCATAGGTGCTTTTGCTTTTCCAGCTGGCTTAGCAGGTCGTCATAGGTTAGGTTGAATGGAATATTTAACCGCTTAGAGCGCTCCTTTAGCCTACTGAGCTTACGTTTTAAGTGGTTTTCTAATGTGGAATACCTAGCCTCCATAACTTGAATGTTGCGACATCTCCTACATATTCGCCTGTACACCTTTTTGGTCTTGTTGTATTCAAACGAGTCCAGTGGCAGCTCTCTATTACAATTATCACATACCTTCATATCAGAACTCGTGGTGTACATCTCCAACCTGCAACACTTTCAGCCCAAGCGACCGCCACATACGGCATACCGATGGCCTATCATCAATAACAAATTTAATATTATATTTATCTCTGATATGCTTATCAAATATCTCGTACTTCACCTCGTAGTCAGGTCTTTTATCTCCCTCGTCACGACAATAAATCTCGTCATAATTGACCCCGTTTTTAGAGAGCCAGTCCTTAGTGACTTGTAGATGGCCACTATGACGGCCAGTAAGTACAATAACACGATAACCATGCTTGTAACACATAGCAGCGACAGCAGAAACAGCGTCGTCAAGAGTGTCCTCCATAGCACGGCTAGCGTCATAGGGATTGCGAGGATTATCACTATCGATATGAGCAAGAGTACCATCAACGTCTACCAAGATAGCTTCATTATTTTTATCATTATACGTAACATGCCCCTCCTTGTAAGGTGCTATATATTTTTTGTACATGCTAAGGATTGCCTCCAGGGGAACGCTGTTTGCGCGTTTTTGATTTCGTTTGATGCACTCCTCAAGTGGCGTGTCAATAAACATAACCTTGAATTCAGCGCCGTGCTTTTGTGCTATTGCTTCTAGTCGTCGCCGATGTTTTGGCGCAAAGTTAGTATCATCAACGACAACATTCTTCCCGTCTAGTAGGGAGGCAACAACCCTAGCATCTTCCATTCGAACAACTTCAGCCTCGTCCTTATGTGTATAGTTAGAAAAGAACATTTTGCGGATATCGTCTTTATTTACACGAGCCCAATCCCGCTTCTCTAACTCTTTAGCATAGGTACTCTTACCTGATGCTGGTAGCCCCTTTAAGAGGAGCAGCCTAGGTCTCTTCCTGTTCTCCATATAGTTTAATTATCTCCCTAGCCCATCTAATGTTCAATATTCTTTTCCAGCCTATCCGCAACCAGCTTAGCGTATCCAGCAATGTCTAGCCACGAGTCAGCATACCACGGGTCGCCATTGACAATACGTCCAATCTTATGAGCAATCATAAACAGAGCCTCTGCCATATCTTCATCAATGTCGCTGATAGAGCTAACATTCTGACTGTTTATAAAGCCAACAAGTATTGCTGATTGTATGTTTTGAGATACCGTGGCATGTCCCATAAAACTGCCATATCGTTTGCCACGCTCATCTAGAATATTATCTACTTCATTTTTCATATTACCCCTCTACCAAACAACCTTGCCGTACCACTTCTTACTTGGCGGCAGTTGATATTCTTTCTTCTTCCTTTTATATGTGTAACTGTTGGCGTTCTCTCGTCGGTTCGGCGGACAAAACGAACAGCTTGTGTCCCTCTGCCTCTTCAGCCGCTTATAAATCTTGGGACTATCGGTTGTGCCTAGCGTCCGCGATAACTTAACCATCATCACCAAGTGCTAGCTTCTTCTTGTACCACTCTGGCAAGCCAAATACAGCATTTCTCAAAAAGTCGTCCTTATATATATCCCAGAGCTCCTCTTTGATATTCTCTTTTTCTTCTAGTGTGATATCAAGTCGCACCTCTTTGATAAGGCGACCAATGTCTACTGGTGTGCCAGTTAGTTCGCCACTCTCTCTTAAGTGCTGGATAGCCTTATTCCATCGAGCCCCTGACTTATATTGACTAATAGCGACCTCAAGTTTACCCTTACCTGTATGTTCTTTTTTCCAGTCTCTGGCGTGAACCTCTTTGAATTTCTCCGAGACATACTTTCCGCTCATAACCGTCAATGGAATATTACCCATAAACATCCATGGTGTATATCGCTTAACTACAACACCCTCAATCTTTTGGCCACCAAGGAAACTATCTGTTTTATCAACCATGTCCAATGCCGTCTGAGTATTAGCTTCACCTTTAAATAGTAGGGGCACCGTATCAACGCCCAGTCGTTCAGCCCATTCAGAGATGGTATCCATGCCAGCGTGTTCTTGCGTCTCTGGGTTGTATACCCCGAACAAGGCAATGCCATTCTTGGGTGTTCGGTCATAAGCTAGGATATTGTGCTTTGGTTTACTCAGCCACTCACCATATAGGACTATATTGTCTGGCAGTCTGTCAGCAATCGTTTTAACGAATTCAACCGCACCCTCGAACATCTTGTCTGGGTTGTCAAGGTCTTGCTCCTTACCCTTTGAACGGACAAATAATTCACCATTTATCTTGCCAAATCCAAGTTGTGACCCGTCGACCTTTTCGGTTATTTCAACCTCTCCATCAAAGATATCTTTAATCTGTTTATGCCCCAGATGTAATATCTTTGGAAACGCAGTTGTCCTCATTTGCCATCTCTCCATTCCTATTTACTTTTGGTGTCTCGCCAAAGCGTTCTTCCCATTTTTTCTGACATTTATCACAGAGCATAGCTCCATTGTCTAGCCACCCCCAGCCTGGGGGCAGGTCAAAATAAGCATACCCGCACTTACCGCATATATCGCAATGCGACTCTACTAGATTCTCAAAGTAATCATCACACGATGCCAGCAGGTCTCCAAGACGATTTTTTATCTCGTCTCGCAGCTTTCCCACACGGTCTGGGTGCATGCGTTTTATGGCCTCAACCTCTTTCCGTCTATCAGGAAACTCATAGTGCAATAACGTCTCTGCCATGCGCTATTTTAGCGGATTAACTCAACGTTAATTCCCTCTGCGTCGTTGACCTTATCGATTATGTTGCACAGAATTTCTCTGTCCGAAATCTCTGATAATAATCGTCGCTTTTCTTGTATGCGCTGGTCTGGTGTCATGTTCTTAATAATGTCAGACAACTCCATATCTGGTAATGCTGGCTGCTCTGGCCGATTATTAACTCCTGATGCATATTCGCTCATAATTCCTATTCCTTTCTTCTTATTAAGCGTTAACTAGTCTACCTTTTTTATTCAACTTAGATTCATTAGATATCGCCTCTGCCAATGCAGCCCTAGCTTCATCCGGTTTATCAAAAGTACCTACGTTTATGGTTTTTCCATTAGAATTTATTCTTACGTCCAACTTGCCATTCTTCCGAAGCCGTATATACTTCTCTTTACCCAGTGCTGCTCTGTAATCTAAATACTGATGCACCGCACTCCAGAACTGATTATTTTTATAGTTACTTTTCACGTAAGGAACAAAGGCCCTTATCGCATACAGCGCTGGCTGGTTATATGACTGCCATACATAGTAATCTCTATCTTCATTCTTACTAATATTTCCACCATATAAGTCTTTTAGAAGTTCAAGCGGAGCTATGTCCTTTTGGGTCGCTGATAAGCATAGCCTTGAACTCCGTCCGGCTGCCTTGTAAAACCCAGCAGAACCTTCGCCCTCCATAAAACCAGCTGACCATATTATATCTTCTAGTCTATCCATTGTTAACCAATCTTCCTCCGGTTGTGCGTAGTGTTGCCTCTGAACACCACCCGCCACACGACTTACACTGAAAGCGCTGGACTTTTCCGTTTCGCCTCATGTTAAAACCGCGTCGTTCAAGATTGCTGCTCCCGCACTTTGGGCAAACTCCATCAACCTGTGTAATGTCTCCAAGATTGGGGTGGTTTTTAATATATGGTCGCAGTCTTTCGTAAATAGCATAAAGCAAGTCCACGTCTTGATTGTTATATTCTTTCAATTGCTTCCAGGCCTTGCCACCTCCTGTAAGACAATCATACCATAAATCTCCGTGAGTAATCTTTGTTTTAGAACCAAGCCCGAACAGCTCTCCAAGGCTATTAAGGCTGTTGCTGTTAAACCTCGCGACACTCCGCGCCACGGCTAGTGTATCTACTGTCTTATACGGCGACGGTGGGGTCAGATTATATCTCAGAAAGCTCGCTGTTGCAACCTTGTTGTCAAACCTGTTGGCATTATGTGCAACAACGACATCCGCTTCGTTAAACAGGCTGTGTATGAGCTTAACTAGGGCGAGATTTGCGTCAGTGCCCCTCTTCCGCGGTATAGTGGCCAAGCTCTCGTGCTTAGTTATATTCTCGCCGTACCACCGCCAGCTAATACTCATGATGCTAGGGTTTTGCTCCACCTTAATCACATTTGTTTTGTAAAGTCCATATGTCCACCCTAGCGTTGGAGTAACCTCCAGGTCATAAATTAATATCTTCGGTGTCATCTCCATTAGCTATCTGCTCCATTTCTTGCTGGGACATATTCAATAATTCATATTCGTAATCGTCCATTTTTATACTCCTGGGGGCGCAGACATTTTTCGGGGTCGCTGCACCAATTTATCCCACACACAAACCTCTAAATACACAACGTTTTGTAGGCCTAGTCGTGACCTATTATCGACAATTTTCGCCTATTGGGGCCCGCCACCCTGGTCGTCTATTTCCCTACCATTGGTCAGGGGGTTCAGGACATGCTGCGCCTGTTTAGTCGGTGCAATACTGTTGTGTATTTATTTGGTGGAGCATGTTACGATTTCCAGCTCGAAAACTTAAACTTATCTATACTCCCTGTCTTTTTGCAGTGACAGTTCGCACAGAGTATCTGCAAATTTTCGGTAGCTTCCCTATCCATATAAACATCTAACACTGTTTTATATCCATATTTAGTGTCTCCAGGCTTCCTGAGTATGGGCTCTATATGGTCTATCTGCAAGCATCGCTTGTCGGATTCACCACACTCAACACATTCACCACCAAGAAACTCCAATACAATAAACCGACGTTCAAATGTCTTGTTTGCTTGGTGCACTTTTTGAAACTCAAGCTGCTTGGCTCTATCTTTATACGGCATACTCCGCCTTATTTAATGCTTGTTAGGGGCATGAGGGAGTCGAACCCTCGTGCCAGGCGCTGCCTAATGCAGGATTTAACACCTGGTCTAATCCGTTTATGCCCCAAAGCCCCGTCGGGCCGACCTCGCTGTACAGCCCCTGCTTGCTATCTATGGCTACAGGGACGAGGTAATAATATGCGAGATATAACCGCTCGCTTCGGCTGCAGCGGGACATCGCTAAGGATTGTTTGCTAGCCTTTATCCCCACGTCTTATCCGATAGGGGTCCCCGTACTGTTAATACCAGCCCTTGGCGTTCCAGAACGCAACAGCCTGAGGCCACCCGCCGTAGCGTCCAACGACATAGGTGTTCATTGCCTTTAATGCTGCCACCGGGTCATTCCACTGCCCAGGCCATTTACCGCAGGGCAGTTGCTGACCTAGCCCGCAGGCCCCAGACGATTTATTAACAGAATTTGGATTCCAGCTTGATTCACGGGAGACAATAGAGTCTACATATCCCCAATGAGCCTGTGGTATTCCGCTTGCTGCAAGCCAAGAGTGTTTGTCTCCAGAGACTTGTGCGACAGGCGCTGGCTTGGACTGTGTTGTTTCCACCCGCGCTGGTACTGCTTGCTCTGAAGCTAGTCTAGCCTGCTCGGCCTCTCGCTCTTTCTTAGCTTGCAAGTTCGCTTTTAAAGATTCTATCTCTTTGGCTTTCTCAGCCGTTTTAAGGCGCTCTTGGCGCAAAGATGTATCAATGGTCATCTTTTGCCTTTTAAGCTCTGAGAAGCGCTTAGACGTCGTCCTATGGGCATTCTTTTCTTCAACCACCTGTACACGTGCGTCCTGCAAAGTCTTTGTGGTGTCTGTATGTTTCACAAGGACAACCACGTTTAAGATGATTAGGATAACCACAGCAATAGTAAGTATGTTGCGGCGTAGCCAATTTAATTTGGTACTAATAATGTGCCTTTCGTTAGCTAATATAAAACGGGATAGACTTCCCCAGTTCGTTCACAAACAGCGTCGCTACGCTTCTACTGGTTCTGCGAAGTCAATTTCATCAAATTCGTTGACTGTACTAGGTACAAGTTTTTTAATTCGACTCATAATATTTCCCCTTTCACTATTCATCTTAGCACACTTTATTCAAAAAGTCAATAGTTTTTCTGAATTTTGTGTTGTGAAATTTACTTTTTATCAAGAAATGCTCTGTCATTCTTGCTGGTTGCCTTGACAATTCGCGGTTTATTTTGGTGTGGAACATTGTTCTTTTTAATAAACCACTTAACAAACGGCATTCTTTTCTTCTTCATAATTCTCCTACATGTTGCTTAAAAAGTTCAGAAACTCATAGGTTTCTCTATTCACCCTCGGTTTCCACCTACGCGAACCCTTTCGATAGTTGCAACCTCCATGGGCTGGTTGAATATTGTTAGTATCATAGATGTTTTCTGCCGTTCTAGGTTCGATGTGGTCGAGAGTGACTTCACTCGCTCTAACCCAATTACCACAAATCCCGCACATATAATAGCCATTATCCAGCGGCGGGTTGTCTCTGAGCCATCTTTTCCTGAACGCGAGCCATGCCCCCTCGCTTGTTTTGTATCTTTCATAATCAAACACTCCATTCGTCCTCAAACAATATAATCTCAGCTCGAGGGTTATCTTTATCCACTGTCGCTTCTGCACCGCCTATGCGCAATACTTTCCAGTTGTCATCTGACAATATACCAGATTGAACTAAAGCGTCATTACATGAGCTAATCATATTGTCGATGTCTCGTCTAACACGGTCCTTTAGATAGAATGTATAAACAGCAATCACCTGTTTGTCTCGCAGATTATTCTTATAGGTGTCCTTGAGGTATTTGGCCGTATTATCTCGCCATTTTTTTACAATAGCATTGTCCACCAGGCGTGGTGGTTTTGATGGTATAATCTGCTTATTGTTTTTTTGGCTAGGCGTCTGGCCAGGTATCACTATCTTCATCTAGGTCTCCAAGAATTGTTTCCAGAAGTGGTGTATGCTCACCTCCACCTTTTTGTGTCTGCTTGGCTTGTGGATTATCTTTATTTGCATGTACAGCTCTACCTCCTTTAGATTGTATCTCTCGGCGCTTCTCTAGGGGCATGGCTGCAAGGCCCTTTTTGCCCCTTATCTTGCCCCCCTTAGAAGAAGATGCTTTGTGGATAATCTCCTTCATGTGCTGAAAGCCCATTACCCGATACCCTCGTCCTTGCGAGCATTCTGTAAGTCAATAATCCGACTACGGATTGCCTCGATAAGGTCGTGGGTGTCCGAGACGACGCTCCTCAGCTTTTCATAAAACGTTCGTGCGCCCACATATCGATATTTAGCTGCGATATATTCATTTACAGTATTCTTGGCATCAACAGCAGCTGTTGCACCATGCTCGTCTTTCATCTTGAGGTATGCTTTGCCCTTTTCGGTCTCCATCTCAATCTCGTACTCAAGCATATCCGATTGTGCAGTTGCTTTCGCATCGATTAAGTACCCTTTCATCGCCGCTAGCTTTATGGCGGTGTAGCTCAGAACGTTGCCATTCTGAGCTTTTAGCCATTCAGAGTCAGAGAACTTGCTATTAATGTATTGTATCTTTTCGATTAGTTTCTCTGGTTCCATATCGCCCCCTAAAAGTCTAGCTGTGTAAGGTCTGCGGGAGCGTCATCACCCTGAGAACCTCCACTAGTCCCCGCGGATTTTTCGCCGCCTTGATGTTTGAGAAAGTTTTCAACCAGAGAGATAAGATAGTCAATCTTTCGCTCTAGTTCTCCCGATGGTTGTGTTTTGCTTTGCTTAACTGGCATGCCCTGCGGGCGGTCTGCGCGAATATATTGTGGTTTGCCCCAATTATTCTCAACAATGTCGCCATATAATTCATCGCCGACATTAATCTTGTTGCCAACTTTTTTTAGAAGCTGCAACCAACCCTCGACTGGCTGGTTTTCAACCTGCACCATGAACTTGTGCATATCTCCGCCCTTGGTCTTAACAACGTCAACTTCGCCAGTGTCACGATTAGTCGACTGGAAGGCTTTTGTTACTTTCCAAATTTGTGGCATTATTTATCTCCCTTATAAAGGGCTGCTGCAGCAGCTTGTGCTTGTTTTTTGGTGCCAAATAACTTCTTTTCAAGCGCCCCTAGTGGGTAAACTCGTTCAGAGAATTTAGCATTTTCAGGGGCTTCAATGACATGTGCCGAAATATATTCGTCGCCCATTTCTACCCGGTCCCATAAGTCGTCAATGGCGCAGTAGCCACCATTTGAACCTAGTTTTTCATCACGCTCAAGAATAGCCCCCTCGTCCCACATGAAGTTAGTCTGCTTAACTCGGTAAAACTTAGCCATTATTTACGCCCCTTTCTGGTTTTATTTGCTTTTACCTTGGCTGGCGATGTCTCCACTCGCTCTGGCTCGACATTAATTTCAAGTCCAAGGTAGTCAATGATAGCGTCAACCTTGGCGGCAAGCGTCGCTTCCCTGGGTAATGTCTCACCAGCAAGATAACTGGACATCAAACCAAATGTACTGTTCGTTTTTTTAGTTTTTTCAAACACTTCCTGGTTTAACTTATTGATTGCCGTGGCGACACCATTCGTCTGTATTTGGTCAAGCTCTTTTTCTACATGAGCCACCCGCTCGCGTAATATAAATATGTCGTTCTTGATGTTTTCTTTAGTCCTGCTGAACATCATCATCTCCTTTCAATATTGCTATTACCTTTTCTGGGTCTTCATATTCTATTTTATCATTCATTTATAATGACCTCCCGAATATCAATTGGCTTGCTGTTGAACTCCTCCCAGGCGTTTTCACCAGTACAGAGCTTATCAGGGTTTAGCCAGTAAATATCTAAGCCCTGCACGTCGTATCCCTTAATCTCAAGCAAGAATGCATAGAAGCTTAGCTGTAGCCAGTGGTAGTCAAGAAGCTCACTCCCCATTTTATCCTTAAACGGACTGTCGGCGAGCTGGTATTTCTTTTCATGAATATTACCATCAGTCTTAAAATCTTGCACATGTACAATCTTCTTTTTTGCATCAACAATCCTTACTCGGTCGATGGAGCCACAAAACTTCAGTCCTGTGTCCCAGATAAATACCTCAGACAATCGCTCGTAATCTCCGCCGAACTTTTCCTGAAAATCCTCAACAATCTTTTTGATGAACGGATTTTTACTCAATGCCTTATTTGGCCCGTATTCCGTCGGCTTTGATTTGAACTCCTTGACAGACTTCATCTTGTCGCCGAGTTTGAAGTTCCGGTCGTAATTCTCAAGCGCTGCATGGATTGCTGTGCCATAGCCGGTGGAAGCTTCATTATTTAATTTCCACATAGCCTCAATAGCGCCAGCATCAACATTGTATTTTTCAGCCATAGCGGTGAGAACACCCTCACGGTCAAATGGCTTGTAAAACTGCTCAGGGAATTTACTTCCGCTCATGAAGCCCTTAAGCTCTTTGTGGCCATTCACAACCTCAAGCTCAATAGTTTCACCAGTCAATGGCGATGTATATGCCTCTGTGACGCGTTTAGAGCCGCTCTGAGCCCCCTCAATGGCTTTAGTAAGGTAGTTAAGCACCTTAAGGGTTTCAGCCCTGCTAGGGACGCTCTCACGAGCTTCTACGGCATTTTCCTCTGTTAGCTTATATTCAAGCGAAATGTTCACCCCGTAGGACCTGTCTCCACCACCTGTAATATCGCTTATGGAAATATACACCGTGTTGCCAGCATCTAAGGTTTCGCTGATGTCTTTATTTTTATCCTTGGCGATGTATCCGATGGGAAGCCATTCATCGTTTTTGTAAACGTCAACAGCAACGGCCCGCGGGTCGTATTTATTATCCTTTTCTCGCCTGACCCGCAAAGGCTCTTTGCCTCGTAGGGTAGAAATAATGTCCTGTCGCCCCTCGAACGTGACGCCGACTAACTTACTATGATAGGTAAGTGTCTTTGGTTCACTCATTACAACTCCTTTGTCATTTTAAACGTTATCGCGTATATGATGCCTACAATTATTAATAATATTATTGCACCCATTGCTACCTTTCTTACTTTATCCTAGCACAGATATTACAAAAAGTCAATACCTTTAAGCAATAATCTGTTGTAGAATTTACAAAATGCTCATTTTATCCCTTGACAAAACCCGAACAGTGTGCTATAGTAGGCGATGTAGAGTTTTCTCTACAACTCCTTTCTTCTCAAAACCTTTAGGTTTTATGAACCCCTAAATCCCTCGGGGGTTCTTTTTTTATGTTAAAAGTTTTGATTTGTTACGAAGTTCAGCGTCAATCTGCTGAGCTTTTTTTGATACCATCAACGCCCGCTGGTTAATCCCCTTAAGATACAAATTATCCAAACTCCTTACCCGACTAAGCGCCACATAACCCATGCCTGGTACAAAAGCCTTGCGCAGGTCTATCTCCGCAGCGTCCAATGTCATTCCTTGACTTTTATGAACGGTGATGGCGTAGGCCAAGCGCAGCGGTATTTGTGTAATCGCTGCTGTTATTCTATCGCCCGACCGCAACTCCCACTCATCAGGATAAATTACTGTCGGGTGCTTGAAGCTCACAACAGGAAAACCCTCAGAGGTAAAATCTATGACATTACCGATACTACCGTTATGGTAACGACCCGCTGGGTCATTTTTAACCGCCATGACTATCACGCCAAGCTTCAGTTCGAGTAACTCAGGCGCCAACACGTTGCGCTGTAGGCTAACAATCGCCTCCCACCGACCACGACTAGTTCGCATATAGAAATGACTGTCGCCAGGCGTTGCTGCCAGCTCCCGCTGGTTCAGCTCGTCAACGTCTGCGTTAGTTGTATATAGCCTTGTGACGCCGTCAGAGGCTCTCTGACGCGTTCTAGACAATAATTGGTCCAAATGTACCTGTTTTAGGTTTCCGGCCCTCAGAGCGTTTAATATGGCCTGTAGACGCAAATCCTCGGCTCTATACTGCTCCTCAAGGTAGCAAATCGACAAATCCAGGCGCTTCCAGGTCGCCGACTCGGTTATGAATCTACCACTGCCGTTGCTTGATACAGGTGGAAGCTGAAAAAAGTCACCGCAAAGGATTGTCTGAATACCCCCCATCGGCTTGTCGCTTTCTCGAATAATCCTCATAGCTTGGTCAACCATGTCGAGATTGTAGTCATGCATCATCGAAACCTCGTCTATAATCAGGATATCCGTTTTGCGTATTGCCTTTTTCTTAGTCTCAGACATCATGTAGATGTAATCCTCGTGAAGCTTCTTGCCCAGCCCAATCCCGCTCCAGCTGTGAATAGTCTGGCCATTCAGGTGTGCCGCTGCTAGTCCCGTGGTGGCCGTCACAACAACCTTTTTTCTTTTTTTTCTTGCTTTATCGATAAATCGGTTCAAAAGGTAGGACTTGCCAGCACCCGCAGGGCCAGTCAGCATAACGTTGTCACCACGCAGCATTATCTCAAGCGCCCTATCCTGATTCACTCTTCTCCTTTCTCCGCCTAGCTTGCCATTCAGCACTTAACCAGGGCGGTTTGCCCCTTGATTTGGTCTCTGGCAAAAGTCGCCTTGCTTGCTTTTTAACTTCCTTGAAGTATCCAGGGACGGCCATATCCTCCTCAGATATCGCAAAGTGAATTACCTTTAGTCCCTCAGATTCAACAACATCAGGCGGACTCACCAGCTTATCTAGCCCGTGAATCACGCCAAAGATGTCAGCCTGGCCCGCGGCGACTCGCTTGCTCTGCTTCGCTATTCTTCCTCCCACGGCCCGTGTCTCCGCTCAAGATATTCACTAGTGAGGCGCTCGATAAGCGCATCTACATCTTTGTGGTACTGTACCGTCATAAATAGTTTTAGTATCGTTAGTTTTCCAATAGTCAATTCAAACTCTTCATCTGTCATATTTACTCCTTTACCTATTTTTGGGCATAGTGGGCTTTATCCCTCTGGTAAGCGCCGGATAGAGGCCCAGGGGATTGTAGCTGTTATGTCCATCTAACCACCAAACGCACCGCAAGCTGTCGCCAACACGCTACAGCCCTCATACGAGGTATCCTCTCCTTACGGTTATTTCAAGTGGACTTACCCTTATGTTTACGCTTAAAAACACCTTTCGGCGTACCAGAGTCTCCGTTGACAGCCCAAGTCAGAGCGGAAGTTTTGCTACATAAAGGATTTTCTCGCCTGAGATTTTGCAATGGGTCAGGCAGTTGTCACACACCCACGTTAGACTTGATATTCAGAACGGGTGCCCCGCCCAGTCATCACGCTGGACAGGGCATTATCCGCCCCTACATGCTCCATACTAGCACACTTTTTTTATTTTGTCAAGACCTTTTTACAATTTTACAACACTTTTTTTAATCTGTCCTACTTTTCCACAAGTTATCCACAGTTTTTATGATGTTGTAATATTATCAACAACACCATATATAGTGTAGCTGCTATGACAAATAGCACTAGGCCTTGTCGGTTTTTGTCCTCCGGCTTTTGCACTACACCCCCTCTACTATCGCTTTCCAGTCATTGCGATTAAGCACATCTAGCTCAGCCTCGAACAGCGGGCCAAACTCGCCGTTGTGCTCGGCGGCATACGCATACACCGCCGACTTCATCTCCTTACTGGTCTTGATATTCTTTAATAGATTATATAGCTCGGGGCTCGAGTTAATTGTGTAGATAACCTCCGCGGTTACCTGTCGGCGCATTGCCTTGATATCGTCGTCAAAACTGCTCATTGTAGCCTCTCTAACGCCGCTACAGCGTTTTCTAGGGCGTCTGCGTATCCCTCATCGTATCCCTCTTTGCGGGCGGCGTCTAGCTCGTCTGAATTCTCCAAATCTGCGTCTGCATACCCGTCTTGGTACCCGTCCTGGTATGCCTTGTCTAGTGCCTCCTCGTTTTCTTGGCCCGCGCAATCTGCGTAAATTTTATCCATTTTTTCCTCGCTCATATTCTACCCCTCACATTCTAACCAGCTGGTTTTATTGTTTTTATCGTGAATTCTCTCGCATTTTTCAGCTTGATATTTTCGTACCCCCCGCAGCTCAATTTGGTGTATACCATCTTGTACTTTTAGGGTACCCACTACACCTAGCGTAATTAGCGCAATAGCGCACGCTACATATAGTGTAATCTTGACTTGTCTTTTGCTTGGTTTGTTAATTTTCATTTTCCATTTCTCCTACAATGTGTTTTAATATTGCTTTTTTTAGTTTTGGATACATCGGGTCGTCCTTGCGCATCTCTTCGCCAGTGCTAAACCCATCGCTGTCAAGCAGTCTGATGCCATCTGCGCAGACCTCCGCGTAATAGAAGTCCATTCCATGTACCAGACTGTACACCGATATACCATGTGTTCCGTAATCCTCGGTTATATCCTCGATATATATGTCCATCTCGCCTCCTGTCAGTCGCTAATGTTTTTCTCTTCCAGTACTCTAGTCTCCACGTCTGGTTCGTCTCTGTAAACAATATCTTTTACCAGGCGAATACGCTTGATATTCTCCAGGTCGCTTTGGCACTGGATAAATTCGTATCTGGCTGCGTCCTCATCTGTCCAGCTCCAGATACCTTGGTCGTCCGACCATTTCTCGCCGTCCCAGAATAGAGGGCCATTGCCATATTCTAGCTCGCCCCAGACTGTGAAGCTGACATGTTCTATAACTTTACTCACCCTTATATCTCCTCAATCTTTTTAATTACTATATCGCCCGTAGTCGCTGCATTAAAAGCTTGGCTCAGTGTATCGTACCATACAATACTAACCTCGCCCCAGTTAGATACTACCCCGTACATTATATTTTCTCCTGTTTACGGTCCAAACACTGCTTTGCCTCTTCCGGCAATTTCTCGTATTCTTCCACGATTTCGTCTTTATGTTCTAACAAAATCTCGTCACGCTTCCACGTTGGGAATGTCTCCAAATTGCCATTTCCATCAAACTTGACGTATTCGTGAAACAGGCTATTATCCCCGCCAAACTCCCACGCTTTGACAGCTTCAAATGGATTATTGTAAAATGTTTGGAAAAAATCCTCGTCTAGTTCGTAAAACATCAAATATTCCAGGCTGCCGTTATGTTCGGTTGCAGTCTTAACCATTCTCGCTAATTTGTCAACCATTTTATTCCTCCTTTTCTATCTGTTCAATCACTGCGCATCGGCTGGTGTTGTATCCATATCGCCTGAATAATTCACTTTTCACCGAATGCTCGGCCGTTTCTTCCAGTTCCCCGTCCGTTATGGCGCAATATTCAGGCAATACGTCCACGTCTATCTCTAGTGTGTCCTCTTGCGTCGCCTGTATGCCAAAAAACCGTATATTTTGTCATTTTACTTTATCCCCTCTGACCAAAAGTCAAATAATTGATATTTCATCATCTCCACCCACTCTGCACGCTCACCAGGCTTACTGTAAAAGCGGCTAGGTGGTATTTCAATATTATTACTAAGCCACTGCATAAATTCACCATGTGTTGTCATACTAACCCTCCGTTGTATAAACAGACTAAAATCCCGTCTTCCTCTTCGCCGACTTGACAATCTGATTCCCATACTCCCAATAAAATCTCGCGCGTGTCCCGGTCGCCCCAATCTACAGGGTCGCCAAAAGCGTCTATATTCTCTAGAATCTTTTCGCGCGACATCTTGGCTAAAATTGTATCAATCATTTTTTCTGCTTCTTTATCTGTCATAACCCATTATCTCCTATTCTGGTATTCCTACGTTCGCCTCTTCCCACCCATATGCCTTGCGAACCGCTTCATATATCGCTTGCCCATCATCTGGTGTATATTCTACTCGTAGCCTTACATTCTCATTGTCAACTACCCCTATTATACTAATATCGTGTATTGCTAATTTCATACTATACTCCTTTAATTATCTTTATAATTTTTCTTGCTACCATCGTAGCATAAGAGGCTCGAGTAATCAAGCCCCCCAGCTATAATTGTATTGTTATGTGCCCCGCTCAGTTTCAGAGCTCGTCGGTACACATAAGCTTTTAAATTGTTAAGGTACACGCCTAACCTTGCATATCCCCCGAGTTGCTAGGCTTTTACCTAAGTATAGCCTGTCTCGCTATCGGTTGGCTTTGGCGCTGGACTTATAAGCCGGTGTACCTGCCAAAATATCGGCGGTACCTCTTAGCTTAGCTGCTCATAACTCTAAGCCCTATTAGTTCGTTATCTTGCCAGAGTTCCGCTGGCTTGCTCATCGTTATATATTCATTATAGCATAGTGCTTTTAAATTTTCAACCATTTTATCAGATTTAAATTAATCTAGTTTAGTTTTACTTGTGTTGTCGTCGCAAGCTGATAATCTGATTGTCAATTTTTCTAGCCCTTTGCTATGTTTTTATTATAGCAAAGCTAGTACAGAATTGCAATAGTTTTTTAGACTTTTTTATAGTTTTTTTGGCAATAAGCATAAATGTATATTTTACAACAAAAACAGTGCTTGTCAACAGGGGTAAAAATCGGCGGGCACTATTAGTTTTTGGCTCGGCCCTCAAACAAAGCATAGTATAGCATTATTACAGGCTCTATGACAGTATTATACAGGTGTAGCACAGTGTTACTCTACATCTCTACGCTTCTACGTTTTCACGCAATCTATCACCCTATCTACCTCTGTTATTCACTACATTTGACACCCTGTCAATTCAATGATACAACACATCATATTATTGACAAAATGGGCCCTTATTACATGATATTTTCAACAATATGGTGATGACATTCAGCGATAGGTTGCTGCGTCTATCCCGAGGTTTGTCCATTATTTAGTGTTTTTGGCAAGGTTATGGTGTAATATTTTAATGTTTTGTGGTTGTTTTTGTGTATCGCGGCAGCTTGACAACACTGGATTATGTGTTATGGTATCGTTGTGGGCGTCTACTGTTGTGCTACGCTCTTGTGCGTTGTTGTGTTATGCACAACATGATACGCGTGTTTGTGTTTTGTTGTTTTTGTTTTTGTTTGTCGTGTTTTGTGCGATGTTGTGATTATTACAGCAGGTGGGGTGGGGGAGGCGACGCCAGCGGGTGGCCGTGTAGCTAAGGACGGGGCAGAGGGTGGACCCGGTTTAAAAATATACAACACGTAGTGTCACAATATCAACACACACCTCAGGTGCAAAAATATACTACCCATAATATTAGTATATCCATACACCGATAGGGAGGCAACACTATCTCCTAGAAAATACTACACAAAATAACACAAAGGTATTGACAAAAAGACAACAGTGTGCTATAGTTGTATTATGGGAAAGAAAAAGGGCAAAAAGTTTAATGCACGGCCTGTGGTGGCCGAGCGAAAGGACGGAGCCCCAGTTCAGCCGAACCAATGGACAGCATCGCATCAACAGTTAAACTGGCTACGCTATTACATGGACCCCAACGAGAAAGAGACTTATGCGAATTCATACCAAGCAGCTATTAAAGCTGGGTATAGCGAGAGATACGCTCGAGATATTATGAGTAGCAGGCTGGCTCTCCAGTGGGTACAGAGTGCTAGGAATATTATGAGGACCATGAATGTTGAGCATATTAGGTCTGTTCTGGAAGATATCGCGCTTTCTAAATATGAGAAAGCCAGCGATAGAATTGCAGCGGCTAAATTACTGGGAACTGACCAGGGTATGTTTGTGCAAAAGCAAATCACAGCGCATGTTGGCATAGAAGATGCCTTATCACAATTAGAATAATAAAGGAGGAAAAATGGCAGGACAATTAACAGAACAAGAGGTGCGGGATATCGCAGCGCCTCTAGTCCGTAAATACGACTGGCGCACAGAGCAATACGGCTATGGAGTTCATCTTGTAGTGACCGACGGGGAGAAAGAGACTGGCGTGGTTATCACGGGCGACGAGGACATCGAGGCCGAGATTAACCGCGTTATACAGGCTGTTGATGAACATCGCTACGGAGAGCTGGAGGGCTAGTGTGGCTGGCGGCTTGCTCTACCACATACCCACACAACTGGGCATCGGCGAGTTCAAGCGTCTAGTTAACGAACAGTTTGCGGGCAATAGCAAGAGTTTTCGCAACAGGCTTATTCGAGCTTACAAGAAACGGGCATGGGCAGAATATGGGGGTGTGGCCAGGGGGCGCGGTACGTCTCCTACCCATTCGGTGCGAGGAAAGAGTATAAAAGTTAAGCGCTCACCGATATTTGTCGATGAGATTGAGGTGGTGCATAAAAAGACAGGGAGTGGTGTATGACAAACGAGAATAAGCGGCAGATTTATTTGTGGCCAGAGAACAAAGAGTTTTATGATGGCCTCAAGAACAAATCGAGGCTAATCAATCTATTGCTGCGTAAATACCGCGAGGAAAATGAAGTCGATGGAGAATCAGAGTCTTAAACAAGAACAGATAAAGAAGATTCTCGATATTCGCAAAGACTTTTATAGGTATTGTAAAAACAATCTAAAGATTAAAGATAAGCACTCTCGGATTATTCCGTTTGTGCCGAATACCCCTCAGAGGGTGCTTATCGACTACGTATTGCTTTGTATTAAAGAAAAGCGTCCTATTAAGGCTATTATCCTTAAAGCCCGTCAGATGGGCTTAAGCACGGCCGTAGAGGCTATTATTTATTGGTGGACGTCTACGAACAAGAATATCAACTCGGTGATTATTGGACACGAAGAGGGCTCTTCCAAGAATCTATACATGATGTTTCGTAGATATTATGACAACACGAACCCAGTATTTAAGCCATCGGTTAGATACAATACCCGAACGGACTTGTCGTTTGAGCGATTTGATGACACTGGTAAACAGGTGGGCTTGGGCAGCTCAATTAAAACAGCCACAGCTGGAAACAAGGCCGCAGGACGTTCTGACACCATCAACCTACTTCACGGTTGCATGCACCCTGACAGTCCTATTATACTGGCAGACGGTAGCTCAACAACAGCTGGCGATATTAAGGTCGGAGACCAGGTCTTTACGAGTTCTGGCGCAATCGCTCCAGTTAAGCGCAAGTTCTACCCAGGTGTGAAAGACACAATAGCGGTCAGGGCGTGGGGCAGTAATGAACCTGTCTATTTGACAGCAGAGCATAAGGTGCTAACTATCGATGGCTATAAATGTGTCGGCGACCTGACGACGAATGACTGGGTGCGTAAACCAGACTATTGCTTTGAGGAGGTGTACTCTGTAGACTACTCTTACAAGACACCTAAACGACCGCAGAACGGCGGTGCTAGTGTATCTAATACCCGAACAATTGAGCTTGACTATGACTTTGGTTATCTTGCGGGGTATTACTTAGCTGAGGGGCACGTCAAGAAATCTGGTAAATACCTGAATCAGTTGACTTTTGCGTATCATAAAGATGAACACTATATCGAGAATATCAGGTCGTTCTTTGCCAACACCTCTGACGAGTTCTCTGGTAACCGCGGTATGACACATTGCTACGATACCTACATGACTCATTTAATAAATGACCTGTATGGTCGAACGGAAAACAAACATATACCTATATTCGGCAACAAGGAATACTTTGAGGGTTTGCTTCGGGGCTATCTCGATGGAGATGGTAGCAAAACACAACACGATAGAGTGTCTGCAACATCTGTACACGAGAGAATAGCCAGAAATATCAATCGTATCGGAGATATGCTTGGTCGTCACGGCAGTTTAAGCACTCGCGATGCAGGTCAGTATTACGGGCGCAACTGTAAGAAAACCTACATTAACAACTTTAATGATGGTGTACTAAAACCACATATACGCAAGTATAAATGGGTTGATGGTGCTTTGTATGTGAGAATTAAATCTCTCACGCCATATGAGCCTGCTAATGTTATAGATATAGAGATAGACCACCCAGACCATAACTTTGAAACGCCGATTGGTGCAATATCTAATTCGGAACTTGGCGAGTGGGAGAACGGTGAAGAGTTGGTCGCTTCTCTGCTCGAAACCGTTCCAGACGAACAGGTCATGGATAAGCCGTCCATGATATTTTTAGAAAGCACAGCAAAGGGCAGGGGTAACTACTTTCACAAAGAGTTTGTTGCTGCAACAAAAGGTCTTAATAACTTTGAGCCGTTCTTTTTCCCTTGGTGGATATTAGATACATATGAGCGTGATTTCGGCGAACCTCTAGGAAAGACAACGGAATATGAGGATTTTCTTATCGACCTAATGAATAAAGGTCATACGGTTGCGGGTAAAACGATACATATTGACCCGGACCATATACCTGCGAAGATTCATTTCTATCGCCATAAGGCTAAGAACTTTGAATCAACGCCCGAACGTCTACCCCAAGAATACCCGTCGACGTGGCAGGAGGCATTCATCGCCTCGGGCAAGAATGTCTTCAATACACTCGCCTTACAGGAGATGGAAAAAGATGCTCAGCCCATTGAGGAGACAGAATATTACAAGATAATCCCAGGAGAATTACATGAGCAATACGTGCTGGAAAGAGTTCCTTTTGAACCCAATGAAAAACCAGAGGACTTTACATATAAAGCCCCACTCAAAATCTGGGTACACCCAAAACCAGGACACGAATACGTCATCGGTGGCGATGTCGCGGAGGGTCTCAAAAGAGGAGACTATTCTGTGGCAGAGGTGGTTGATGTCGCCACAATGCAAACGGTTGCGAGATGGCGCGGGCATATCGACCCAGATAAGTTCGGCGAAGTCATTGGCGCACTCGGTGCCTACTACAACTACGCCTTAGTGGGCGTCGAGGTTAATAACCACGGCCTCACAACTATCCAGAAGTTAAGAGACACGTTCTACACCAATCTTTATAAGCGAGATAAGGGGTATGATGAGGACTTTGAGGAGCCGACATCTAACCTTGGGTGGAAAACTGACGTCCGCACCAAGCGGATTATGATTGACGACTTAGTTAGGATTGTTCGCGAGAGGCTCAACAAGGACCTGGATATTGTGTTCGTCAATGAGGCTTTTGCGTTTGTCAGAGATGACCGTGGTCGTATGAACGCCGAGGAGGGCGAACATGACGATACGGTGATGGCCAAGGCTATCGCCTTTCAATTGTTCCCATGGGGCGAGAATGATATCCATGGGCTTAATGTTGTTAAGAAGACTAAAAAGAGCAAAGTGACAAATAGATGAGCAAGAAAAATAAAAACAATACACCGAAACTCACGTCTGCAGACCAGTCCGTCAAGGGGGACAGTACCCTTGCGGAGGTCATGAAAGACTTTAGCAAAGCTAGAAGCTATATTTCGGGCCATTACGAAAAAATATGGTCTGAATGTTTCAAGGCTTATAATAGCATTAGAACTAGACAGGGCTATGTTGGCGTCGCGAATGAGTTTGTGCCAGAGACTTTTGCCATTGTGGAAAGCCTAAAAGCGGCTATCGCTGGAACTAAACCCAAGTTTAAGTATCTGCCGTTAACCGAAGAACAAGAGCAGGACACCACCACCCTCAACGCCTTAGTGGACTTTTACTGGTCATGCAATAATATGACCGAAAAGATGCTCAACTGGGTCGGCGATATGATTATCTACGGCAACGGTATATTCATGGTTAGCTGGGAGAATGGCAGGCCACTAATCCAGCACATTCCATTATCGGACTTCTTTGTTGACCCAGCGGCCACACATATGAATCGTCCAGAAGAGCCTGGATACCCGCGCTACGCAGGATACCGTTTCCTCACCAGCCTTAAACAGCTTAAAGCGGAGAAAGAGGTTGACCCAGAAACTGGTGAAGTCAGGGATAAATATAAGAACCTAGATGTCATTTCGCTTGGCACACAAGATGACAATATGGACAAAGACCGCAAGGAGATGTACATCGGTTCAACGTTTGGCAGGAATGCAATATCTGAGCAGGTTGAGGTCATCACCTATTACACTCAATATCGCAAGGTTATGATTGCTAATCGCGGCACAGTTATCTACGATGGAGAAAATCCGTATCACAAGGCTGAAGACTCCGTTGATACGGCAGTGGAGATTGATGGTGAGGTTGTTAAGGGCAAGCATAAGATTCCGGAGATAAAAGGATTCCTACCGTTTGCTATTCTGCGCAACTATGTTGATTCTAGCTTATTCTTTGCTCGCGGTGATGTAGAGGTTATATTGCCTGCGCAGGAGGCCCTGAATGATACAGCAAGCCAGAAGCGGGACAATGTTGCTTATGTGCTTAATAACATGTGGCAGATTGACCCTCGGTTTAAGCACATGGCCGAACAGATTGAGTCAAGCCCTGGTGCGGTATTCCCTATTCCGAAAGGCGCGTTATCGCCTATCGAGAAGAACGATATTAGTCCGTCGGCAGATGGTGAGATTGAGCGACTACGCCAGCAGATGCGTAACGCAACTGGCGCTGATGCGGCCGTTCAGGGTGTTGCACAGAAGTTCAGCCGCACAACCGCCACAGAGGTTCAGGCCCAGCTTCAGCAGGCCTCTATGCGCTTCACAACAAAGGTCCAGAACTTAGAAGACGAGGGCTTTGCGCAGCTAGCCCGTATTATCTATAAGATGATTCAGATTTTTGTTGATACCGAAACAGCTGTGCGTATTGTTGGTAAAAAGGGCGTGGAGTGGCAAACATATAAACCTGGCACATACCAGGGCGAGTACGAGCCGCGTGTTGTGTTAGAGGCAACTATGGACGCAGAAGCCGCCGCCTTGTCACAGGCCATGCAGGTCGCTGCACAGTTTAGTCTCGGCAATCCACTCGTTAACCAGGAAGCTTTCTTGCGCCAGCAATATAAGGTCCTGTTCGGCAAGTTCCTGTCTGACGATGATATCGAGGAAATGTTAACGGCTCCACAACCTGTTATGGGCCCAGATGGCCAGGCGGTTGACCCGTCGCTTACACAGGCTAACACTGTGATGACACCTGGCGCTCAGGCACTAATGTCTGGTGGCAGCGATGAAGTTCCTACAAGCCAACCATCAAGCCGCTCCGCACGATTGCGTCAGCAGAGCGGTACGCAGGGTGGTGGCGGAGCAGACACATCGCAAAATAATATAAGACGAATACGGGCTGACCAGCCTAGCACAACACTACATGCTAGCTCGCGTCCACGATAAGGAGTAAAATGGCCGATAACGTTTTGTCAGAAAATGAGCAAATTCGCAATGAATGGCAGGGGTTTTCAAAGACCCTTGCCTACCAAAGGTTCATGGAATTCATCGAATTGCAGAAAGAAATGCACTCTATTATGGCCTCAGGCCCGATTGAGGTGTATCGCAATGTACCTACATCTAGCGGTAGAGGAGACCTGCAGCTCGATTTTGAACCAGAAAAGTACGCTTACCTATTGCAAAGAAGCGTCGGATGTGATATAGTAAAAACATACGTCGAGGAATTTGTAGACCCCGACGTTGCACAATCACAAAAATAATAGATTACTAAACCAAAGGAGTATCCTAGATGAATAATTCCCCTACCGAGGGCGTTGACCAATCGCCAGCCTCTAACGAGCTTACTGGACAAACGACTGAGCAACTACAATCGGCGGAACAATCTAATCAGGACGCTAACTCTCGTGAGCAATCGCAAGGGAAAGTATCAGATGACACCGCCCAACAAAACCAAAACAGTGAAACACAAAAACAAACACAACAGGGCGATGCCAATCAAACTGATGATGGTCTTGCTAAGTTCGCTAAAGCTCAAGGCTTTGACCTTGAAACCGCTAGCGATGACGTCAAGCGTGCCCTAAAACTCGCCCACGATAACCAGAGAGCATATCGTAATGCTACATCTAATAAGAGCATCTCCGAAGCGACAGAAGAACTGGACGACGGAAGCCTAAGAGCGGAAGTCGATAGCCTTAAATACGAGAACCAAGTCAATAAATTTTGGCAGGGTAAAAGTCGTGATAGGTCTCTAGAACCTGTGATGGTCGAGATACTCAATGAAAAGGTTGCGGAGCTTACACCGCAGTTTGGAGAAGAACAAGCTAGAATGTATGCCAAAACCCTTTCTCGAGACTTAGATACCTTATATGGTTTGGCTCAATTACGGTCTGGGGCGAATACAGGCGCAAATGTTGACGCTGAAGCAATTCGCCGAGAGGAACGGGAATCTATTAACAAGCAACTGCAGGGTGGTGCGCCACAGGCTCACGCCATGCAGGGTGGTCAACCTAAGAAGCCTCAAATCACTGCTGAGTGGCTCACGAATGTGTACAATCCGCGAGACCCAGAGCATATTAAACTTCTTCAAGAGGCTGGCCTAAGATAGTGCTAGAATACTAAAAACAATATAAAAAAGAAAGAAATAAACAAAAAATGGCTGCAAACCAAATTCAACCTACCGTCGGCACTGGTGCCGTTGGTAATACCACTGATGTCGGCTTCTCTGAGCGGCTTGTACCCGAGTTGTGGAGTCGCGAGATTGCAGACAACCGTCTTGACAACTTGGTGCTATGGCAACTGATTGATTCTCGCTATAGTGGCGAAATCTCCAGTAAGGGTGATACACTGCATATTCCGTTTGTTGGCGAAGTTGATGCAGACTATAAAACCAACTACACTGTCGGCACAGATGTAAAAATCGATAACCTTGATGTAACGACTGTTGACTTGCTTATCGACCGCTACATTCGCCACGGTGTTGGTATTCAGGACGCCTTAAAGGCCCAGAGCGCGTATGACTTGCGTGCTCCTGTCCAGACTCGATTGAGCCGCTGGCTTGACCGCGCCAAGGACGCCGAGGTGTTCAAGAAAGCCGTTACCGACTTTTCAAACACTCCGATTGATTCAGGCGCTGCCCTGACGTTTGAAAAGATTGTTGATGCTGCTGCTACTCTTGATATGAAGAACGTGCCAGAGGACGACCGCTTTATCGTCGTTAACGGTATTGGTCGCGCTGACTTACGTAAGGTTCCACAGTTTACCGCCTACAAAGAGGTTGGTGAAAGTGGTCTTGTCAAGAGCAAGAGTGGATTCGTCGGCGAGATTTATGGTATGCCTGTTTACGTAACCAACACTATCGGAAAAGATAGCGGTGCTAAACCTGCCTACCAGTTCCTGATGTTCCACCGTTCGGCAATCATTGGCGCAACCCAAAATGTTCCTATGATTGAGTTCGGTCGCGATTATAAAAAGGGACAGGACGACGTTGTCGCCTCAGAGTTGTTTGGCGTCAAGGTCTTGCGACCTGACCACGGTGTCGTTATTAAACGAACTGCCTAGTCACTAGGGTCGATATAAACAAGCCTCCTCTCCAATGTAAAGGGGAGGGGGCTGTTTTTTTGTGAATATGATTGATAGCTAGAATCATATGGAAAGAATTATGAACGAAGAAAAAACAAATATTACTTTAGAGGTGCACGATAGCACCATAGATGGAGGCGAATAAATGTCTAAATGGGCTAATACATCGGTGCTCGATGGGCTTCTCAATGTTGTAGCGGGTGCGACATCGCTCATCGTTACGACAGAGCAGCCTGCTAATAGGGCTGACGCCGTTTCTAAGGCGCTTGCAACAGCGAATCTCACAAGCTCCGACTTTTCAAAATCAGCAGGCTCTCCTAATGGGCGTAAATTAACAATAGCCCAAAAGGCCGTGATTAATATCACCGCAACTGGTAACGCGACCCACGTGTGCTTGGTTAATAACTCTGACCTGCTCTACGTGACTACGGTGACGTCTCAGCCGTTAACAGCAGGCAATACAGTGACCGTCCCGTCCTGGACTGTAACAGTCTCTAACCCGGCTTAGGAGGGGTAGAATGGCTAATCAAATTAGAAACCTGGCTAGTGCCATTGTCAAAACCGGTCCCGGTAAGACAGGCACTACTATGGCGGTCGAGGACGGCTACGGCAATGGTATGCCAGATGTGCCATTCTTTTTGACAGCAACTCCGCCTGGACAACTGAGTACTCGGGGCAATAGCGAGATTGTGCTTGTTACAGATCTTAATAACGACACAATGACTATAGCTAGAGCCCAAAAGGAAACCTCGGCAAAAGACATCTCTGCGGGGTGGAGTGTATCAAACTCAATATATGTTGAATCGTCGGCACATGTTGGTGATATCGTTATGACGCTCAATTCCGCTCCTGGTCTCGGCCGTCTATTTATGGACGGCGGTACATATAACAAGTCAGATTATCCATTGCTATATGAGCATGTCAAGAGCAATTCAACATATGGTATTGTGAAATCTACAACATTCACGCTAGCCGACATGCGCACTAGAATGCCTTTTGGTTCTGGAAGTGGTTATACACTTGGCTCTACGGGTGGCTTTGAGAGAACTCGTCACGTGAATACTTTGTGGGGTATAGCTTCCGGGGCATTTCGCCACAGTGGAACTAAATATCTAAACAGCATAAAGCCACTACTTGACCAGTGGCTGACTGGCGATGGCTCATCTAGTGAATTAACATATAAAAGTAGTGTGGCTAACGTAGGTGGAACTATAGGGCAAGAGGGTGATAATCCTATTGAGCGGTTGTGGTATGAATACACATCAAGTAATATGCCGCCGTACATAGCCGTGAACTTTGAGGTCATAACTGGATAGCGTGTAAAGGCACAATACAATGGCACAATACTCATTAAACTATTTAGATGGCTCTACCCCTCAAACGGCCGACTGGTCTTTTAGACAAGGAAACGGCGGCCATAGATTATACGCTGAGGCTGGCTCTCTAAGCCTGGAGAGCACTAGTGCAGGTACAAAGGTAGCGGCGTTTAACCCAATAAACGGGATTAATGACGTTGAAGCTCTAGTGAGGTTTACTCTATCTAGCGACCGAGGCAAGCAGGGTATTGTGTCTCTGCGTTATGGCGGCACTAGCGAGGCGAACACCACAGGCTACACACTGTCTGGTTCGATAATCGGCAACAGAGGAAACCTTGCTGTCGATGAGGGCGGTACTGGTAATGTCGTGTGGGCACTGTGGGATTATAAGCCGAATACACTGTATTGGGCTAGGTTCCGCGTCCAAGGAGACCAGGTTATGGCTAAGGTCTGGAACCACGGACAAGCCGAGCCAGCAAACTGGATTATTCATGCAACCAACAAGGTTCGCCCAACTGGCGACTATTCTGGTCTGCACGCCTATATGGTGGGTACAGTTAGGTACTCGTTTATCTCGTTTGGTACGAATGGCGATGCCGCTCCGCCGCCACACTTCACGCTTAAGTCGGCCAATACTAGTCATGGTGTTGTAGACAATAATGTGAGGGTTGTTAAAGACATGCCAACGTCAACGCCAGTGGTTGGCTTTGGCGGCGGTTACGCTGGTGGCGCTTATGGGCGTGGGTATGCAGAGGCAACCTACCCGAGTTCTCCAAATACCGAGCTGAAGATTTTTGGAGCAACTCACAATCACTCGGCGACATCGGTATCGATAACCCAGATACACAAACTAAATCCAGATAATGCAACACACAGACATCTATCTGGCCAGGTATCGATTATCCAGGCGCATAAGATATCGGTAGCAAACACAACGCACTCACAGACGTCTGATATCGCGACAACGATAGAGAACAAGACACTTACCCTTAATGGGGCCTCACATTCATTAATTAGCAACAACATCACGCTAGACCAGAGTTCGATACTTAAGGTTGCAGACACCATACATTCTGTAGTGTCAAAAAACATAGGTCTAGGCGGAAAGCAATGGCTCATCATAGATGATGCAAAGCATAGTGTGGAGTCTAAGCAGCTCGATATTATTTATTCGACACTGCTGAATGCTCCAGCTGTAGCAACCCATGGCGTCAGCTCAGACTATGCCAGGATTGCGCAAGATGCCACCCTGGTGGCTGATAACTCGCTAATTATAATTAAACCCGACCTATCAATTATAACCAACTGGGATAGGTACAATAAAGACTTTGGGATATTTATTCCGTCGCAAGCTGGCGCGGGTGTGATGGGTTCCGAGCAAGTCTATGCTTTGTTGCAGTTTGTAGACAACTTTATATGGGCAAGCGAGGATAACACCCTGATGATTGAGGAGGGTGGAGACAAAGCCGATTCAACACAAATATATAAACCGGAGACAATAGAGCGTGGACAGTTATAAGATAAAAAAACTATCATCTTACCCGAGAAACAATTCTCCTAGCGACGACGACTTAGTCCCATGTATCGTTGATAATGGCGACGGTACATTTAAGAATGTGAACATTCCTGTTTCAGTTCTTAAGTGGGGCGGCACCACTGACTACAACCAGCTAACCAACAAGCCAGACCTAACCTTAAAAGCCGATAAAAACTACGTAGACAGCCAGGACGCTGTTCTTGCAGAACGAATAGATACTGGTCTAGGGAATAAAGTCAATAAAGCTGGCGATACAATGACTGGCAATTTAACCGTCCCATCGGTTACTGTAAACGGCTCTAATTTCCTCACAGGGACAGGCTCCCCAAACGGTGTAGTTGTGGCGCCTGTAGGCTCAACTTATATAGATAGAGACGCTACCAATGGTGCTATCCGTTGGATTAAAAAGACTGGCAGAAATTCAGTCAATGGCTGGGCAATAGACTATGGAGATACTGGTTGGCGAAATATCACACCTAATCCGTTACCAGCTAATATCGATAAAACAGATTGTAAGATACGACGGGTCAATGACGTAGTTGAAGTAGCTATCGGCTACACGAGTGTAATAAACGCCACCGAGATGGTATACACTAATAGCCTGCCGCTAGGTTTTCGCCCAGCTCAAAACGTCTTCGTTACCGGGACATCTACAGGTCCTGGTACTTCAAGGACAGGCGGTGTTGCAATTGACGGAACTAGAATCAGATGGCAATCTACTGTTGGAAATTGGAGAACTGCTTACGCACGATATACCACCGATGACCCGTGGCCAATCAGCTTGCCCGGGACGGCAGCATAAAAAGGATATACGATAGATGGATTATAATTTAGCAAGCCTTAGAAAGCGTGTTCTGGTTGACAAGCTTGATGACGATGAGTTTGAACCGCAAATTATCGACAACTTCATCAACGACACTCAGCGAGATATCTTTAATCAGTTTGAGTTGCCCTTTCAGGAAAAGATGTTTCAGGGCACAATTCCAGCTGGCTCAATAATGTTTAAGCTACCCGCCGATGTTGCGCAACTACAATCTCAGAGCATGCTGGGTGTCAGGGGGTGGCAAAACCAACAAATGGACTGGCGCTCATTTATACAAGCATACCCTGATGCTGCGAATGAGGAACCTGCAGAGCCTGGAGCGTGGACGCTATATGGTGGAAATATCTTACTTAGTGCGCCCACAGACAAAGACTACACAATGACAATCTATTACATTAAGCGACCAACTAAGCTTTTAGAGGACACAGATGTCCCTGAGATTCCTGAAGAATTCTCGGAGCTTCTCGTATTGGGAGCGTTTAAGCGTGTCTTGGAACGTAATGAAGACTACGATTTGTCGCCAAGCATAGATGCACAGTATCAGGCAAAACTAGAGCAGTTAGTCGCGCGGTACGGTTTCCGTGAAGCTAACGGCCCAATCATAATGAAAAACAGACAACGGAGGATATAAAATAAATGGCTCGCAGCAAGGAAAGAATGTCAACGGCCATCGATCTAAAGGGGCTAGACCTAGTAGCTGTCTGTGTTTTTCTCGCCGGCGGCCGCGCTCCCTAGTCAGAGATCTTTCGGCTCTATGCCCAGTCTGCCGATAGTCGTCGCGTGACCGTTAGTTCTCGCAAGGGGGCTGGATTATACACAGCCCCTCTCGGCGAATGGCTGCTGGCCTCGAATCAAAGCACTAATGGCGCATCTGTTGCTAAGGTCGGCGTCATAACGGGTGTTCATATGGTAAGGTTCAAGGCCGACTCCAGCGAAAGACTTACCCGAATTGACATAAAAGTCAGCGATTCCGAGGGGGTGTCTGCCCCCTTGCGCGTCTGTTTGTATTCAAACAATAACGACAAGCCAGGAAATATGTTGTCTGAGACATGCATACCATCTGGCGATATTGGCAATTCACCCAACTGGGCAACCGCACGTTTTATAAATGCAGTTAAGCTGTCTGCTAATGAATACTATTGGATTGTGCTCAGTATACAGGACGACGGCAAGGGCAACTACGACCTAGCAACCACTACAGACGGTACAAGGGCCTACTCAACAGATTCGGCGCTAGACACCGCAGCACAAAAGGACTACTCGATAAACTACAAGGTGTACGTGTCAGATGATGTACAAGATAAGGGCGGCTACAGGTTCAATCGCGACAATGGTAGAAACGTGACGGTCGTGGCGTACGGCGACACCATGTATTGTATAAACGAGTCAAAGGTCATGAGGCCCATCATCTCTGGGTTAAGCGGTCTTGCTAAAGAGTATAGATTCACCAACGGTGACAATAAGGTGTTCTGGGTAAACGGATACGACAAGCTAACCTCATGGAATGGAACCGACGAATCAACCGCAATGAACATTGTAAATAATAATTCGTTCTCGGTTAATACAACTGATTGGTCTGCGATACAGGGAACGACAATGAGCAGGGTCTCGACGGAATACCATTCATCACCAGCAAGTATTCAATTAACTGCTGCTAGTGGGATACGCGGCGCCAGCCTAGATGTTAGTCTGCTGAAGAATAAACGCTACAAAATAACATACTGGGCCAAGTCTAGTGCTGGCAGCTCAACTACATTTATGACTGTAAATAATCAAACAACAGCCATAAATGGCTCTACGAAGTCGTCTCCGTCATCGTGGACAAGGTTTGAGATGTATTATACACCTGCTAGCGATGCGAAGACTTTACAGTTTAAAAATACGGCGGAGAACTTTTTCCTGGACGATGTGTCGATTGTTGACACTGGCATTGAATATTACGTAGACGACCAGCTCCCTATTTTATCTGACATCACCATGCACAAAGATAGGTTGTGGGGGGTGGTTGCTGCTGAACCAAATAAGATTGTGTTCTCTGAAAACCCAGGCAACCCAGCTTACGACCCGACTGGAGTTAATCCAACCTCACCAAGGGAGCAATGGTACTATGCCTGGCTCTCGATTAGCTATTGGTATATTCCTCGGCCATACAACGGTTCGCCAATAACGTCGCTTACAAGCTTCCAGGACTCGTTAGTAATCACCACACAGGATAATAAATATGTCCTGAGCGGATATGACCGTGGTAGTCTTAATCTACGACAGTCAACTGGTAGCAAGGGCGCGATAAGCCGACGGGGCGTTGTTAGTGACGAAAACTCCATATACTTTGTCGGCAATGATGGTTTTTACGTGCATAACGGCTCGAGCGACAAGAAAATATCAGTCCTGATAAGCCCCCTGTTTGATGCATGTCCTAGAAAAGGAGAGATAACTCCAGTGCTGTGGAAAAATCAGGTACGATTTTATATGGCGTCCGAGCTTTCAACTGTGAACGACATCT